CTGGGTTTGGAATTTGTTGTGTTTGTGTTCCTGATCCCTGCATTCCACCCATGATACCTGTAACAAGATTACCGTAGTTTTGTAATTGTTCTTGTGGTTGGTAAGCTGCCATTCTATTTGCTTCTCTAGTTGCATCAAGTCCTGCTTGTGATTGCGCTTGATTCAATGCGCCCAATGAACCTAAACGTGAAATATCTGTTCCTTGTAATCCAGGTAATAGCTGAGCTAGACCTTGTTGATTTTGAAACTGTTGTTGTGCTGCTTGTTGCGCTTGTTGAAAACCTTGATTTAATAAACCTGCTTGTAATTGTGCTCTGTTTCTATCTGAACCTGCTTGATATTCTGCTTGCATAACACCTTCACGTCCACCACCAAAAGCTCCTGATGATACTGCTTGATCTGCAATTTGTTGTTGTTGCATTTGTGAGTTTCTATCAAACTCTGCAAGTGATGCTTCCATAACTTGTGATTGGTATGGTGACATGAACTGTTGAAATGCTTGTGGGCCAGTTGCAGCTTGTGCTTGATTTAAAAAAGGTTGATATGACCCTACACCTTGAAGAGCTTTAATTTCTGCTAACTTTTGTAAAGTGTCTTGACCTGCAACTTTTGGTGCAAGTCCTGCTAAATTTTCTTGCCTTGTTGTAAACGCTCTTGCAGCATCTTGTCTTGCTTTAAATCCTGCTGCAGTCTCACCTGTTTGTTGTGATAGACTTCCAATGCCACCTGATACAATAGGTACACCTGTAAAGGCAACGGCCTGTTCGGCTAAATCTTTTCCTAAATCTTCTACGAAGGGTGCTGGTCTTGATATTGTGGTTTCTGTTGCCATTATATAACTTCCTCTAATCTTTGTGATGTTTGAAACATTTCTCTAGCACCTTCTAATCCTTGAGATTCTTCTGAAACGTCACCTCCGGATTCTAAGTTTTTCATCATGTTATACATGACTTCTGCTCCTTTGTCTATATCTCCTTCACCTGCATTTCTTACAGCGTCTGCAGTAAATACAAATTCATTCTTTGATAATCTTGCTGGTACATCGTCTGCTCTTTCCATTCTACCCAATGGTACAAACCCACCGTCTTCTCTTAAATCCATTTCTTTACCATCCATATCAATTAAAGGCATAGTCTCTTTTGCAACTGGTTCTTCTGATCCTTCTTGATAACCTGTTCTACCACCATCAGCATAAGCTTCATAATTATATGTACTACCATCAAAAGCAGCTGCTAAATTTCTTCTTCCTCTAAGTGCTGGTATATCTAATCTCATATCTTTCATATATTTTTCATATGCACTATTATCCTCTTCTTCTTTACCTACACCTAATGCATCTAAAGCCATTGGAATACCAAAACCTAAACCTAGTTTACCACCTAAAGTTAAAGCACCTTCTTTAGCTAAACCTAAATTACCAAATATTTTACCGAGGCCACTACTACCTAGCATACCTGTTTGAGGTCCTTTTGTTATTAATGCTTTTAATGGGTTAAAACTTCCTTTACCAAAAAATGAAGATAAACCTTTTCCACCACCAAATCCACCACCAAAATACATAGCACCGCCTAATAATGCAGCTTTACCTATCGGAGACTTAACAACTTTCTTAATAGCTCTTGTTGCTTTTTTAACTAACTTACCTAAAAAATACATTTGTCTTCCTGATTCAAGGTCCATGATCCCACCTTCAGGATCATCTTCTTCTTGATTCGCCATCATCATCATTCGTCCACCGTCCATGGCACCTGCTCTAGCTATTCCACCATCTGCAAGACCTGTGAAATCAAATATAGAGCCCGCGAATCTTGGGGCAAGGCCACCTAAATTTCTTGATGGTGTTGTAGTGTCATCATCGTCATCATCATTACCTACATTACAATAAGCCGGTGGGTTGGGTCCTAAACATGGGTCTGTTTGTTGTTGGTTTCCACCATCTCCACCACCTCCATTTCCACCATCTCCTCCACCATAAAAACCATCTTTATAACCAAAAGCATTTAAAGCATCAAGACTGCTTATATTTTCATTACCAAATAAATTTGAATTTAAATTACTAAAATCAAAACCTTGCATTCCTAACTCTTTTCTTTCTAATGTTGATAAACTATCAATAAATCTTTGTCTTTGTTTTAAATTATTTATATTTTTAATTTTACTAAAATAATTTTTAACTGTTCCAAACAAAGTTGTATTTTCTTTTCTTTTTTCTTTTGCTAGTTTTTCTTTTTCTTTTTTTTCAAATTCAGTTTTTTTAAGTCTTTCTTGTTCAAGAAATGCTTTTTCTTTTGCATTTGCTGCTGCTAAATCAAATCTACTTGGAGTGCCATCTGGGTTTGGTATATTAGGATTATAATCTTGTGGAGGTGCTGTATAGGTCATTTCTGAATCTCCACCACCTGGAGGCCCTCCTTTAGTTCCCCCTGAAGTAGATGTTCCAGGTGATATGCTATCTCCTTGAGCTAAACCTGCAGTAAAAAATCCTACACGTTTACCCTTTTTATAAAGTTGTCTAGCTTGCTGTGCGTTTGTAATTGCCATCGTTCTATTTTATATAAAAAGCTTGAGTTTTACAACTCAGAACCTGCTCCTAAGTTAAATTCTTCTACTGTTATTTTAACGTCTCTACGTATATCTTCTCTTTTAGTCTCTGTTTCAACGTTATTTACATCAGCATCTGATTCTGCATCTGACATATATTCTTGACCTGTTTTCATATTAGTTAAGGTAACCTCACATTTAGGTGTAATAATCATGGTCTTTTTACCATTAACTGTTTCGTATCTTACTGATGCTTCTGTTTCTATAAATGACATATTTAATCTCTGTTTATTTCTAGCACAGACAACGTAACATGCAACCTATTTGCTGTAGCTGCTGTAACTTGTAGTACTTCGTTTTCCATCATTATAATGGGTTCTGTTATTAATTGTTCTGTTGCATTAGCACCAACAGCTTTGGTTTTAAATAAACTAAAGGAATCAGCACTTGCTGGATCACCAGCAAATAATACTACTGTAATCGTATCTGCATTACCCGTATCTTCTGATACATACATAGACTTTAATATTGCTCTAGAGTTTGATGGAACAGTATATACAGTCGTAACTGAATTAGTTGTTAAATCTTTTTTAGCGTTTAAATATACGTTAGCCATTGAACCACGCAAACCTTTCTTGATCTTGTTTTAATTCGTTTAAAAATGTAGAATTTAATTGTTCTACAACTAAACCCATTGCTCTGTTAATTTGTTTTTGATTAGATTCATCATACTCTCTTTTAGGTTCAGGTATTCTTATTACTATTTTAGCCATTATCTACGTCCATCCGGTTGTACATCAATTTTAAAAGTACCAAATCTCCACTCTTCACCACTAGAAGTATTTTCAATCTTAACATTTAAGTAACGTCCTCTAGCTCTAGTGTCTTTTTTATCAGTAGATGAAGTAATTGTAAACGGACTTAAACTACTAACCGTGTCTGATTGTTGTGGGTATCTTTTTATAGCTAGTGTTACTACTGCATTTCCTGTTAGTGTTTTAAAATCAGGTACAAATCTTCTAAGTGCCAAAAATGATTCACCTGCAATAGTTGGTCCACTTGATTTACCTTGAGCATCTTTTTGTCTTGCTTGTAAATCAAAGTCAAATGATTTTATAAATGATGTAATTGTTGTAGTAGAACCATCTTGATTGATTTGATCTGTGCCTACTTCATGTTCAAAAAACTGTGTTTGACCTAAGCCATCTTGTCCTACAACTGTAGGAAAAGTACCATTAGATGTTGAATTAAATTTAGTAGCATAAGGTTGAGGGTAAACAACTGCATCAATCCAAGAAGTTCTTGACTCTGTTCCAGTATACCAAACACCACCTGGTGTGTTTTTACCTGTCTCTCCATAATTAAATACTACGTAAGCATTGTTATAATTAGATCCTGTTGTTGGATAATACCAAACAACTTCAGTAAATAAGTTATTAATACCTGCTGCAACTTGTTGACCTTTTGTAGTATCTAAACTGTCGTAAACAAAATCTTCAACAGTACAAGGTAGAGATTTAACTGTACCATCAAATAGAAATAAACCGTTTGCACTCATCCAAAAAGCATTACCATCTATCTCAACAACTGCATTCTTACCAATCAATCCACAGTTAGTACCCACTTGCTCAAAACCAAATGTAAAAGGTGCACCAATAAATTTCATGGTGTACAATGCATTATCTGTCCAAACTAAGATTGTTTCTTTTGCTTTTATAGCACCAACAATTTTAGTACCATCCTGTAATCTAAAATCACCGGCACTGTTTATAGCTGTTGCTGTATAATCGTTTATATTTTCTTGGTCCGAGAACCGTATAAACATATCGTCTTGTGTTGCTGTATTTCCAATAGTTGTTTCAGTTCCAAAATGACATAAGTGTCTAGTTGTTGGAGATATTAAACTTAATCTTGATGCTGTTGGATTACTTGCTGTTGAAAAACCTGAAGTGCCTGTTGACGCTCTAACTGTTGTAGGTGATGCTGCTCCTGCATTCCATGTAAATGTTTTACCGTTTGCAATAGTTGCAACTAGTACTTGACCAAAATTATCTAAAGACCAAAGTCCAGGTTCAAGAGTTACTTCTGATGCAAGGACCGCTTCTCCCCAGTCAGAATAATTTGTTGCATCAACGACAGCTGTCCCAGTATTGTGAGCAGCGTTTGTTGTACCATTAACATTTCTTGTAATGCTTGTTAAGTTTGGAGATGATATAGCTCCATAAGATATTAATTCTGACTCAACTAAAATTCTACCTGCAGCCGTAAAGTTAGTTGTTGCAGCAAGTGTAACGCTTGTACCGGATCCACCTGTACCTGATGAGTTTGCACTTAGTGATCCATTTAATGTTGATGTTGCAGCACCTGGAACTGACCCGTCCCATTGAGATATACCAAAACCATAACCATAAGATTGATCTGCTGGACCAATTTTTTCATAAGGTA